GATCTTGAAAACCAACGCATCATCACATTCGGGTCGGCCCTCAATATCGGCGACGAGCAGAGTTTTCAGGGTCGAGCACGAGATCTCCTTGGCATCGACGAGGCCACGCAGTTTGTTGAGACACAAATCCGTTTCTTGATGGGTTGGGTCAGGACAACAACTCCCGGGCAGAGAACAAGAACAGTGCTTGCGACCAACCCACCGATCGATCCGACAGGCGATTACATCATCGGGATGTTCCGCCCGTGGCTCGACCTTACACACGAGAACCCGGCCCAGCCCGGTGAGCTGCGATGGTATGCGGTCATGCCCGACGGCACAGAGGTCGAGGTCGAGGACGCTACACCGATCCAGATCGGGGACCGCATCATCAAGCCGTCCAGTAGAACATTCATCCCTGCCCGGTTGAGCGACAACCCATACCTGCGCGACAGTGGATACGACACCACGCTCGACGCCATGCCCGAGCCGCTCCGATCTGCCATGCGCGACGGTAACTTCATGCTGGCCCGCAAGGATCAGGCGAACCAGATCATCCCCTCCCAATGGATCCTTGAGGCGCAGAACAGGTGGAAGCCTGACGTACCCGACACCCCGATGACCGCGCTGTCTGTCGACGTGGCCCAAGGTGGTGCAGATAACACCATCGTCTCGCCGCTCTACGACGCATGGTTCGGTGAACAACTGGTCGTCCCCGGGGTGGAGACACCAGACGGTGCGTCTGTTGCAGGCCTCGTCATCGCCAAGCGCCGCAATGGTTGCCACGTCACAGTCGACGCTGGTGGCGGATACGGTGGATCAGCGATCGAACGGCTGCAGGAAAACGGCGTAGCTGTCGTCCCGTTCAAGGGCGCAGAAGGCACACAGCTCAGAACCAACGACAACCTGCTCGGCTTCACCAACGTCAGAACCGCAGCTCTGTGGAAGATTAGGGAAGCGCTCGATCCCGATCAAGATGGAGGCAGCAGGGTGGCACTCCCACCTGATCCGATGCTGTTGGCAGACCTGAGTGCGCCCACATTCACCGTCATGTCGAACCAGATCAAAGCGCTGTCAAAGGTAGACGTCGTCAAGATGTTGGGCCGATCACCGGACAGAGGCGACGGCATTATGATGGTCTGGTTCAGGGCACCTAAGTTGGTCACCCACGGGCAGAAGTGGCGTGGATACAACGAAGAGCATGCGCGAAAGTCTGCAGGGAATGTGAAGGTGGTGATGAGCAGACCCCAAGCAAGGCGACGCCCCCGGTAGATCTATCAAAGAAACACACCATGTGGTAGGACAAGCGGCACATGGTATTGGCCCAACAGGAGACACACATCATGACCGGAATTTTTGGTGGAGGAAGTACACCCCTCCCGGTGGTGAAAGCACCCACTGCTCTACCTGATGATAAACGGATTGCCCGGAGCGCGCGGCGCAATGTTGCCACCAAACGCAATGAGGGTGGGCGTAAATCCACACTACTGACCAGCGGTGGACGAGAAACCCTCGGCACTGGCTAAATGGAGGCCTGACTGATGAAGATCCACGGTGATGCAAAGTCTCTGCGTGAACAAGGCGACCGCCTGTTCTCAGCGAAGCAACCGCTCGACCTGCGCAATCAAGAGATCGCAGAGCAGTTCTATCCACAACGTGCGACATTCACGGTCAACAAAACGGTGGGTGAAGATTTCGCTGGCCACCTAATGACCAGCTACCCTGCGCTCGTCCAACGTGACCTCGGCAACGCTCTAGGCAGCATGCTCCGGCCACGAGGTCGCCAGTGGTTCCACATGGCCACGCAAGACAAGAACGACATGGACCATGAGAGCAAAGAGTGGCTCGAGTGGGCTGCGAAGCTCCAGCACAGGGCGATGTATGACCGCAAGACTATGTTTGCGCGCGCCACCAAAGAGGGCGATCACGACTTTGCGGCGTTCGGGCAGACAGTCATCTCGACTGAGGTCAACCGTGGAGGTGTCCACCTTGTCTACCGCTGCTGGCACACGCGCGACGTTGTCTGGGTAGAGGATAGCTACGGCCAGATCTACGCCATCCACCGCAACTGGAAGCCGACCGTCCGCGAGCTGTGCTCTCACTTCTCCGAAGATGACCTCCATCCTGCGGTCCTGAAGGCCAAGCGAGATGGTAAGACGGAGCAGATTGTCCACATCCGCCACGTCATGATCCGCGCGGATGAGTACGATCGTGAGAAGAAATCGATCCAGCCGTGGGTCTCCACTTATCTGGACTGCTCCAACGATCACCTGATCGAAGACACAGGCAGCTGGACACAGACATACACCATCCCTCGCTGGATGACGGTGTCCGGTTCTCAATACGCATACTCCCCGGCCACGCTGATCGCGCTTCCCGATGCACGGTTGATCCAAGCTATGACGCTGACGTTGCTCGACGCAGGCGAACGCGCAGCCAACCCTCCACTGATCGGTGTCGCCGAGGCAGTCCGGGGGGATCTGAACATCTACCCCGGTGGTTTCACAGCTGTTGACGCAGCATATGATGAACGCCTCGGTGAGGTGTTGCGCCCGTTGACGACCGACAAGAGCGGTATTCCTTTCGCGATGGACATGATTGACCGCCAGTCGATGCTCCTGAAGGAGGCGTTCTACCTCAACTCGCTGGAGCTGCCACCCACAGGTGGGCCAGACATGACTGCATATGAGGTCGGTCAACGTGTCCAAGAGTACATCCGCAAAGCAATGCCGCTCTTCGAACCAATGGAGTATGACTACAACGGCGCGCTCTGTGACATCACGTTCGAGACGCTACTGCGAGAGGGGGCATTCGGTGGGCCAGATAAGATACCCGAAGGTTTGCAGGGGGAGGACATCCAGTTCGCCTTCGAGAGCCCGTTGTCTGAGGCAGAGGAGCGCGGCAAAGGCCAGACGTTCCTTGAAGCCAAGGCGATGATCGCTGAAGCAATGGCCATGGATCCATCGGCCGCATCGGTCATGAACTTCGGCGACACACTGCGCGACGTGCTCGATGGTATCGGTGCCCCTGCCAAATGGCTCAACAGCCCTGAAGAAGTCGAAGCCACCAAGGCTGCAGAGCAACAGGCCGCTCAGGCTGATCAGCTTCTCGCCCAGATGCAAGGCGGCGCTCAGGTGGCAGACACGCTCGGCAGCGCAGCTCAGCGCTTCAATGATGCACGTATGTCTGGCGGCGCAGCTCAAGGCGCAATGGTATGACACCAAAGATGGACCCCGCGTGGAAGCCACCGGGCTACACCATTGAAGAGCTCGACGCGGTTCGTGCGCTGGCCAATGGAAAGGCGAGCGAGACGGAGCAGATCTTGGCGTTGGATTGGATCATCAAAGGGGCAGCAAATGCCTACGATCTGTCTTATCGCAGTGAGAGCGACGGAGGCGATCGAGAGACTGCCTTCGCCGAAGGACGGCGCTTTGTCGGCTTGCAAATGGTCAAGCTGATCAACCTAGCACCGAAAGCCGTCGCACAGATGCGCAAAGCTGAAGCCACGCGCCGCGACAAAACCTAACCACATAAGGAGGCACCCCAGATGCCAAACGATGACGTAACACTAGAGACCCCACCAACAGGAACACCACCTGCAGAGACCCCGCCAACCGGTACGCCACCTGTGGCTAAAACACTTGTCAGCGGTGCCGACGACACAAAACCCCCGGCACCACAAACGTGGCCGGATGATTGGCGCACACACATCGCTGGTGATGACGCCAAAGAATTGAAGCGCCTCGAGCGGTTCGGCTCCCCAAACGATATGTTCACAGCTTACCGATCTCTCGAAGGTAAGCTGTCTCAGGCGCAGAAAGCAGAGCCCCTTTCTGCTGACGCGACCCCTGAAGAGATCGCCAACTACCGCGAACTGACAGGCGTGCCGGAGAAACCAGATGGCTACTTCGACACCCTTCCAGAGGGTCTCGTCCTGAGTGATACCGATAAGGCGATCGCTGGGAGCTACCTTGAGAGCATGCACGCCAAGAACATGCCGCCTGCCGCCGTGCACCAAGGCCTCCAGTGGTATCAGGAAACACTCGAGGCTCAGGCCGCAGAACAAGGCCAGCAAGATATGCAGGCCCGCTCAGAGGCTGCTCAGTCTCTCAAAGAGGAGTACGGAGGAGAGTATGGGGCTCGGCTCAATGCAGTTGCCAACCTCCTTGAGACAGCACCGCCCCTCGAAGATGGAAC